GTCTGCAGTCAGTAACCACACAGTTGACCGCTGCGACGCAGTCCGCAGATGAGGCTGAACCGCCACACGCAGCGCAGAACTAATGCTCGCGCTTTGTCTTGCCACAATTGGCGTCAGTTGACCGCTTTAGATACCGCGTATGACGCGTGTGTCGCTGCGCCTACGGCGAGACTTTTGTCGGTTTGATCGATCACCTTATCTGCGACTAGACACTCGTCAAATCGCCGCATATTGAAACAGTTACCCTCTTGCTTGGCCATGCCAGGCATGAGGGGCTGTCCATGCACGCCTGGTTGTGAGAGGTCCAGGTGAGTTAGATGAGTTTCCCCATTGACCGTTCCAGAGTGCCCATTCTCCGAAATCGCGCAACTCAATTTCATATAGCTGTAAGCCTTTGCCATCTACTTGATCTGTAACGTCGCGCTGGGGTGCAAAGTAGTTAGCGTGACTGTCCCGGGCAACATAGATAGCTGGACGACTTGACACGCCTAGCTCGACGCGCCAGTACTCTCGCTTCTCGCCTCCATCATGCTGAGAGCAAGTGACCAGTACAGGCTTGTTGCCCATTTCGTCTGAGCAACCGATCTGCACCATCTCCCAGTCACCTTCATGCTCGCCGAAGCCTGCGTACTTCTTCGGGTTGTAAAAGTACCAAAACCAGAACTGGTGCCAATAGAGACCGCCACCATCAGCGACACGATGGTAACAAACAGGTGAACAGGTTGGTTGGGTCATGTCATCAGGGAAGTCTAGATGACCTCCATCTGGCAAGTTGTTCAGGTCAACTGGCTTTCCGTTGACACGAGCATTGGAATCCATTATTTTTTCAACTGGACTAGGGTACCATTCCTCATGCGAGTCAAGTACTAGCAGCGGTGTGATCACTTTATTCTCCTTCACTGAACTCGGTAGTTTACAGGATCCTGCTTCTGGTACCGATAGACTAGTCCAACATTGCATTCGAAGTGCTCAGCGATTTCCTTTGCTGGCATTCGGTGGAACATGTCTCTCATCTCTAGGATTTCCTCACGGGAGAATCGACTCCTAGAACCTTTCATCTTGATTGTACCGTTGGTGTGAGCTTTTCGCCAGTCGCGTTGTAGGTCATGGAGCCTGACCTTTTTGTGCGGTTCGCAAAATCTGGCGCTAGGTGAACCAATGAACCAAGTGCCGCAGCCTTTGTACGTACACTGTTTGATCAGGACAACGAATTGCCCGGGCTTCAGTGGTGCGTACATGGTACTACTGCTTTTGAATGGCGATGTACACTGTCTCAGATTTGCGCTTACCAGGCAGCCTGGTCTTTGTCTCCTTGATGAGGCCCCTCTCAAGCAACTTCTTCACGGCAACGTCAATCTGTGTCTTGGTATAGTTACTTTGCATAACATCTCGAACAATCTCAGTGCGGGTAAGGCCTGAGGCATGTTCGACGAGTGCAAGGTAAAACTTGTCAGCGACTTTGTCGCCAGTTGATTGACCAAATAGATGTACCAATGTCTCCTCGTTGTAATCGATGAGCGACATTGCAGCGTCAAGGTGGTGAACGTCGATTCGCTTCTTGAAATCCAACGCCGCGAAGATCATGGCAATTCGCCTGGCATAGCTACGCCGGCGTCCCATTGCTGTCTCGAGATGACCTGAGTACTTATCCTTGGACAACTCCTTGTATAAGTCCTCCCAGTACTCGGCACCGTCACGGGTGAATCCAACTTCAAGAGGTTTCTTGCGTGTATCGAACCGGTCGGCTAGTACGGTGATGGCATCGACTATGTCTGTGGCGATAGGATCAAGGTCCTCTTCAGGAATCTTGTGCCCAATGGGCTCTAAGTGAGTTCGCTTTGCCCACACCCATAGGAAGCGGTTGCCAAAACCGTTCATCAACCAGTCGTAGGACATTTGTTCCTGCACGACAACGATAGGCGAGTGCATCACCACTGAGATGCGCGCATCCTTGACATGCTTACTTTGAATGGTGAGCTTACTGGCATATCCACGGTCCCACAGATCGATCAAGGTCTCCATGGTTGTATTACCTTGGCGTTGTAACACCTTGATCAACCGGCCCATTTCAGGTTCGAAGATCATGAGGCGCTTGTCTGCGTGGCCTGCGTTGTAGGTGTGAGCTACCTTCTGGCCCTGAATAGTTGAGGTCTCGCCAGTCTGAGTTGCATCAGCTATTGCCTCGATAAGGCCTTCGCCTGATGCTAGGCCACTGGTGATCTTGTCAACCCATCCTTCATCGACGATCTCCATGAGTTCCTCACAGCGTGACTCACTCTGACCTTTGGCACCTTCACTTGTAGGTCCTACGATGAGTGTGTAGAGGAGTGGAGGATGCCAAGTCTTGCCAACACTGAAGCCCAAGTATGGACTCATCATGTTACCAATCATTGTGAGTGCAGTTGCCAGTACAGCCATGTGATGGGCTTCGCTGTACTTGTTTGTCAACTTGAGGAAGTCACCTAGGATGCCATATGGTACGTCAGGCGCTTTGGGTTCAACTGTCCTACCGCTGTTGATACGCAACTTCATGTCCAGGAAGTGCATCGCTTCCTGAGGGTACCTAGCTACACTCTCAGCAATGAGTGGAACATCGTACTCAGCAAACGTTTTGCCAGTAGTGCTGTCAATGTCGTGGTAACCTTCGATCAGGCCGTGTTCACCTAGGCCATCGATGATTGCCTTGATGTGATCTTCAGTTGCACCATGCCGACGAAACAGACCAGCGATTTGAGTGCACCTGTCATTGCGCTCTCCCAGCATGATTACATCATCGAACTGAATCCCCTCGTCGCCACGAATTCGGTCACCGAGTACTGAGAAGATCCACTTGTAAGGCAATGGTGCAAGTTCAAGTAGCGAACCTTGCATCACCTTATAGGTGCTGTCTGTTATCGAAGGTGGTACAACTACCTGTCCTGACTTCTTGAGTTCAAGACCAGGGCCGATCTTCTGTGGCAGCAAACTTCGGTCGAGGTCAGCTGGGACACGATAGTAGAAGTGTGAGCCTCCACCACCAGAGCGAACAGTGTACGTCGAGGGAAGATCACCGTGTTGTTCTTGCAGGTCCTTTAGTGTCTTGTCACCTCCGTTGCGCGGGTCAATGTCCATGACTGCCAAACCACTGAGTTGAAGTGCGATGCCAATGTTGTAGTCCTTGCCACCCCACTGGTCACGAATCTCATCAGCCTTGGTTGTGGCTCTACGTTGCCAGTTTTTGAAAACAGGCTTTTTCTCACCTTCGCGCAGGCAGACGACGAACATCCGGAAAGTAGCATAGGCAAGTGCCGCATCGCGTAGATTTGTTCCCGGCTCAAGGAACGAAAGTAGTGCTGTTTTCTCTTCAATCACTTTAGTCCCGACCAGTTACCTGCTTCGTGAATTTCTGCCTTGAAGGGCACCAGTGTGTCAATTGGAACGTTCTCCTGCATCTCGTAAAGCATAATTTTCTTTACTTTTCTTGCTACCTTCTTTTTGCACTCAACCATTACCGAGTCGTGAATGGTTAGGATTACACGAGCAACCACTTCGCCATACTGTTCATTCAGTAGAAGTAGTTGCTCGTGTATTCGAATGAGTGCCGATAAGGTTATGTCTGAGGCGGTTGATTGAATGGGGGTGTTGACGGATTGTCTCTTGACCAGTCCATTATCGTTCCTGGGAATAAATGGGAACCGTCGTTTTCGTCCAAAGGGTGTCTCAACGAAGTGGCGAACGTAGGCCACTCGATGCTGCTCGTCGATCCATGCCTTGAACCCCTTGTACTGGGCGAAGAAGTTTCGGAAGTACTGTTTCGCTTCCTCAAGCGTCCAACGAGTGCCGCCATATTCTCGTTCGATGTAATCCATTTCGGGACCAAGTGCAAGTGACTCAGCTCCTCTGCCGTACATTGCACCGAACACAGTGTTCTTTGCCAACCACCTCTGGTACGGTGTAACTTCTTCCTTCGGTTTATGGTAAAGCGCGCCTGCCACGTCTTGGTGAAGGTCTCGGTCTTCAAGGTAGACCTGCAACCAGTCGGGATCCTTAGACAGGTGAGCCGCAACTCTGAGTTCCAGCTGTGAATAATCAGCTTCCAGGAGGAGCCATTCTTCGCTAGTAGCAATAAAGCACGCCCGTATGTCAATTTCAATGTGGGACACCTCCGGTACATTTTGCAAGTTGGGGTTACGGGAACTCAGTCGTCCTGTTTCGGTACCGTTCAATAGGAGGTCCGAGCGTATTCGACCATCGCTCGATAGTCGCTTGCTCAGCCCATCGACATAAGTACCAATGGTCTTCTTCGCCGTACGGTACGCCATCACGTCACCCATGAACTGGGAATACTGTGGGAACTTGTCACGCAGGATTCGCATGACCGGTGTTGATGTAGGACCCTCCTGCAACCTACCGCGCCGTGGCGTCTTGGTTGGGGGCAGTTTGAGATGGTCATACATCAGTACTTTCATCTGCTTAGACGAGTTGGGATTGAAATTCTCCCAACCCTCGAAACCGAAGTCATGCACGTGTTCTCGAATCTTCGCCAGCATGTCTTCTTCGCGTCCACCCAACTGTTCCTTGAGCCGCTTCAACTCATCGACGTCCAGACGAATGCCAACTGCCTCAACATCTGCCAACGCGATGGTACCAGGTATGAGCAGCTTGTTGTAAACGTCGAGTAGACCTTCTGATTCTTCAGCAACCTCATCGTAAAGGATGGGATAGGCTCGTGCCGTGTAGTAGACGTCAGCTGCGCAGTACTTGTACATGTCCCTGCGCATCTTGGCACGTACCTTACGGTCAGTCTCTTTGGCATATGCCTTCAACCACTTGCCCATCTCGATGTTATAGTCAGGTGCATCGAAGCGGTACCGGGCAATAGCATCGAGATTGTGCGCCTCTGCTCTACCAATTGGACGTTCATCGAGGAGGTAGTTGAGCAGCATGGTATCTTCAACTGACCATGGCTCGTACGGCAAACCGTTTTCCTCAAGCCCACGTTTCATCCACTTGAGGTCGAACTTCGCATTGTGGAATATCGTGGGCTGATCGTGTGTCAACTGCTTACCCACAAGCCTCCACACGTTTCGATCCTTCAACATCGTCTCAGTGAGCACGAACGCTGTACCTAAGTACGGATCATCCTCATCTACCCAGCTGTAGCCAAGTGCAAGTGGGTCACTGTCAATGACTGATAGACCTGTTGTCTCAAAGTCAGCTGAGACATGTTGTGCTTCCTCAAGCATCCAGGCGAACAACTCGCGCGCTTCACCTATCGACTTGGGAATGTGAACTTCAATTGTTGGATACTTGTCAGGCCCCTCGGTTGTGAAGAACTTACGGATGTCTCGGTCAAAGTCACGGAACAACCCTGCGCTGCGTGATGACACGGCATCAGCAAGCACAACTACTGGTGCATATGTCATGAGTACTTTCATTCCATAAGCATGCTTCCATCGTCCGTGCTGCTTAGAGGTGCGTGCAACCTTCGGTAGTGAGAGCAGTTGAGAGTAGCCGATTGGACCAAGGCAAAGCACTTTTCGAACTCCGACTGAACGTAACTCCTCGACCAGTCGGGGCCGACATTGTTCCATGGCGGGGCGTATGATGGTTTCCCGTTTGACTGCGCCCGGACGACAATTGAGAGCTGACGTAATATAGACATCGTCCGTTCCAAGTCCGAGTGGCTTGAGTATTGCTTTGACAAGTCGCCCGGTGTCACCTTCGCCAAGTCGTCCTTTGTTAGCTTCGAGCTTGGTTGGATAGTCAATAACAATCGCATGCTCGTACCTTTGACCGGTCGGTCGTTGACAGGCGGACTTCTCTTGGTTAGGGCATTCAGCGCAGATCCTGCGAAAGTTAGTGGGTGGTGCTATAGTTGCCACTTAGAACTTGAAGTATCCTTTGAGGAAGTCGATGTTGCCGTGTGCAAGTATCAGTTGAGCCTCATTGAACTTCAAGTCTAGGTATTCAGCAGGTCGCTTAGGTAACTTGGTACCGTTGTCAGTCATCACCTGGTTGGCAGCAGCGCACACGAACGGTAGTGCAGTGTCAAGTGACCTGATGTATGGATGCTCGACCACCACCTTGCGCGTGCGTATGAGCTCCTTGGGCAAACCGAGGCAGTGCACTTGTAGCCTGAACTCTCGAACTAGGTCACGTACTACTTCGCGGAACAACATCAACCAGCCGCCGTGCAGCTTGTCCATGTTCTTCGATACACCTAGTGTAATGTAACCGTGTAGGTAAGGCACACCGTGGTGCCATGCGCTTACCATGTCTGTTGCGTGCTCTGCGTAGTCGTCGATCTGCTCTGTTGCAGGGTCAACTTGTGGCACAATCATGATGCGCGGTTTGCCAGCATGCGCCCATACTGCTTGTCCTATATGTGAATCCAACCAGGCTATTGCTTCAAGTGTTTTGCCGTACGTCTCATGGCGATTCATGATGGTGTCAGGTGCAACGATCTCCTGGCATTGCATGTAGTCGCTGATTGCCATGAGCATTGGCATAGTTACATGTGATGTACCCAGTTCGAATGCTGAGTTGTCAAGGATCAGGTAGTCACCCAGCATTCTGCGTTGACGGTAGTACTCGATGTACTTTGAGTTGCGGCAAAGGTGCGCCAGCAGCATGCACGAGCCGCTGGTTGCGAAGTCATGTAGATGTGGGACTGGTGGTATCAGTGCTAGTTCGGTCATTGATCCTCATTATTTCTCGGTCAAGGTACCAGCGTGCCTTTTTCAGATCATCGAGTAACACTGCATTGTCCTTCTTGCCTGCCCTGGCAATGTACTTGACACAGTTGCCAAGGCAAAATCCAAGGCCCCATGCCTCGATGACTTTGATGGCCTCATAGGTGGTATCGCCACCATAGTAGACCGGATGGTTGATATGGTCGTCAGGCGCCGACAATAGCCTGAAACTCGTTCCAGCCATCAGCGCGAGTGAGGCACGCAGGGCATTCTCCACATCCTGCTCCCCAATCGTGCCATTCCCTGATCCCACGGTAACAAGTGTGCGTTTCACGAACGATGAGATCGAGGTGGCCCAACTCATCTGCAATCTGGAATGTCTCCGCCTTGGACTTGAGGGTAAGCGGGGTGATGATGGTAACTCTGACTTCGTCAAGTGCATTGACCAACGCCTCCTCCATAGTCGCATAGAACTCAGGCCGACAGTCAGGGTAACCATCGTAGTCAGCGAGGCACCCACCTGTTATCAGGCTGTAGCAATCGAACATGGCACCCCATGCTGCTGCCACAGCGAGGAACAACACGTTGCGCCCTGGCACAACAGTTGATGGCAGACCGTGTGCCTCTGCATACATGTTGCCTGTACCAGTTGCATCAGTGCTGATACCAATGTCCGTATTGGTCAACGCTCCACCACCCAGTTCGTTGAGCACTCCCAAGTTGAACACACGACGCTGCTCGCTCAGGCCTAATAGATTGCAAATGCGCTCTGCCTGGGTGAGCTCAACGACATGGGACTGGTGGTAGAAAAAGCCGACAGGGTACACATTCTCCTTGCCGTACCGGTCAATGGCCATAAGCAAGCAGGTGGTCGAATCCTGCCCACCGGAATGAAGAACAATGCACTTTTCCATTTTACTATCTCCGCAGATTGAGGTTGGTTATTTGCCTGGTGTGCCGAGCGTGTACCACCCAGCGTTGCGCTTGCCCTTTTCCGCACCAGCCCAACCTGAGTTCTCCCCAGTCTGCCAGGTGTGGAACACTTCACCGTCCTTCGCCTCGACGAACACTTCGATGGCACCATTCTTCTTGACGACTGCGTGAAGCATGCTGAGATCAGTTCCTTTGGGTAGTGGTGTTGGTGGCACTCCTAAACCAGCGGGGCCAGGATCAGGTCCTGCCCAACTGCCTTCTCTCCACTTGATGTGCCACCATTCGCTCTGAGCGTCTGACCATCTTTTTGACCAGCCGTACTTCTCTCCGATACGATCAAGCATCGAGCGCATTTCCTGAGAAGCTAAATCAACTGCAAGCCCCCACCCGTGGTTTGAGCTACCTGGTACAGCAGCAAGGCTACCCGTGCCTGCCCTGTACATGGCATACAGTTCAACTTGCTGTGCGTATGTCCGGTAACTGGACTTTGAACCAGTCGGTCGAAGTGCAACTCCGTTCGCACGTGCTTCGACATTCATGGTGTTCCAGGCAGCTGCCGCATCCTTTCTTAGCTGCCCGTTGAGTATCGGCGATAACGCGCTGTCTGGTAATCTGCCGTTCTCAAAGGCCATTACCATTTCCTCCCATGGAGCATAGGGCGCTTTGAGTTCTTCTCCCTTACTAGATTGTGGTAGTGATTCATGTTCAGGCCGCGGTGTTCCATGTAGTCGCCTATGCGCCATACGCAGTCCATCAACTCGATGCCCACATGGTCCATGTCGCCATCACGTAGTGAACTAAGCGCCTCAGAAATTTCTGAGTGCATGAGTGCAAATTTCTCAGCGTCCACCTGGTGCGTCTTGTCATCGTGGTCCCAGAACCCACGGGTGACTGAGTGAGCATGCACTTCCTCCTGGAACGCTTGCAAGCCTATCCAGATTTCATGTGGCATCAGTTTTCTCCCAGTTGAACGTTACTAGGCACAGGCTTGATTGGGTTACGCTGACGATAGTCCTCGTACATAGCCACGAGCTTTGGTACCCACTCATCCGTATCGAGGTCGTTCACTATGCAGTAAGTTGCTGCTGCACTACCCTTCTCTTTAGGATCAAGCCTGAACACTAAGTCCTCAGCGCGAACTACTGGGAACAATCCATCCTCGACTGCTTCCATGAAGGTGATGAAATGGGCTTCGAGAAAGGACACCATTGTTACTTACCGATCAACCGCATGAACTCTTCACGAGCACCAGTTGACGAGTCAGCAAAAGCTCCCCTGATGGCACTGGTTGAGGTAATTGTACCTGGCTTCTGGGCGCCACGAACAGACAGGCACAAGTGCTCAGCCTCGATCACTACCATAACACCTTTCGGTTCCAGGTATTTCTCGAAGGCGTCTGCTACCTGCTTGGTCAATCGTTCTTGCAGCTGAAAGCGACGTGCGTAGGCGTCAACCACACGTGCCACTTTCGAGAGGCCAAGTACAGTTTCCTCTGGTAGGTACCCAACATGCGCGAAGCCATGAATGGGCAACCAGTGGTGCTCGCACATCGAGTTGATGGCAATCTCATGCACTACAACCATGCCATCGTAACCTTCGTTCGGGAACACAGAGTCGAACAGGCTTTCGATGTCCACGTCATATCCTGCTGTCAACTCGTTGACAAACATGCGTGCAACTCGCTGTGGAGTTTCCATGGTACTGCGACGTGGCAAGTGAGGATCAAGCTGAGCCATCATCCGGGAGACATGCTCCTCCACTCGCTTGATCCTCTCCTTGTGAGTTTTGCGGACAGCCTCGTTGCCAAGGTTGGTACCATCAGACAGGTGTAAGTCCACCTTAGTGTCCCCTTTCGTTGCCCCAATAGAGTACGTGGTTTTGTATCTGTACCCTCACGTCTGCCATGTCAGGATCGATCATGAGGTAGTTCGCCAACCAGCGCCCACTGCTGGTCAAGTCCTTGATAACTTGATCTTGCGTGCGCTCATCTTTACCAGCCGGGTTACCTACTGTCGCGCCTGCATCGTTGCAAGCGCTGATGAACATAGGTGTATGACCGAAGTGCCGGTGAACCAATTTGGCGTAGTTGTAATCAGTTACCGTCTGAACAACTACCTTGAGGAAAGTATTCTCAGGATGGCACCTTCCAAGAAAGTTCCTCACTGTGTCAAGGTCAGTTGTGTATTCGCTAGACGGCGGTTTGGGTGATACGCACACTCGGTCAACACGCCACAACCAGTCCTTGAACACAGTGCCTTGTGTCTCCACAGCTACCTTGTAGCCTGCATTGTGCAGCATGTCAACAAGGCGATCAAGGTTATGCAGGACTGGGTTACCACCTGAGATAACTACCCAGCGCGGTCCTTGCGCTAGGTTAGTAATCTTCTGCACTATCTCCGCTGCGTTCATCCGGTCAGCGCGTTTCACGAGTTCAGGTAGTACAGCAAAAGGAGAATCACACCATACACACCGATAATCACAACCGCCAAGGCGAACGAAATAGCACGAAACACCCTGGTCGATGCCCTCTCCCTGTATTGTAGGACCGAATATTTCAACGACTGGAAATTTCTTGCGACGAGCTGCCTCGTGCTCAAATTGCTCCTGTGTAAGTGTTGACATTGCAGTCACGCTGCCACTGGTGCTGCACGTTTGCTCAGCACATTACCGTCTGTCCAGGCGTCGCTGAACGTAACTGAAGCATAGGAGGTTTCAGTCTCCCACACCTCCACTTTGTCAACCAGCACAAAGTTTGCCCTGAACGTCGCAAGTATCCAACCGGCAATGTTCTCAGCAGTTGTAGTGCTTACCGAGTCCTTCAGTGTGTCGTTGAGGTCCTTGTGATCGAGTTGAGGTTCAAGGCTATGCTTCCACACAGCCTTTATGTCAGCAAAGTCAATCACCATACCTTCCTTGGGATGACCCTGCTCTCTGTTCACGTCCCCTTTTACGCACACAACCACCCTGTAGGAATGGCCATGAGGGTTCTTGCACTTGCCATTATGGTTAGGCAATGAGTGTGCTGCCTCAAATCGAAACACTTTGCTGACACAAGCGATCAACTGTTCCACCCTTCTAGGTTACGCTAGCGTGTCCTGCTTTGCGCAGTATTTTGAAGGCTTCATTTACTGCTAGTGGAGGACCAGTGGGCCGTTCCGGTCCGTGATCGAGCACAACTGCGAATCGGCATACGCGCTCGACTTCGATGCCCTTGCTTTTGCACACTTGGCAAACGGCCCGAGAGAAGGTGGGTCTGCTCTTTATGTCCCGGTTCATATGTTCACCGAGATTATCACCCTCGATTGACAGGGCACCATAGTAGTTCATGCAATCGGGAGTGGGGCAGACCCACACTTCAATCAGTGTCCTCATCGCACTCTGCGGCGTGCCTTCTCGCGCGACCGGGTCTGCTGTCGTGACTTGACATTGGTTGAGGACTTGCGACGTGGCTGTTCTTCCTCCTCGTCTTCTTCATCCTCATCCTCGTCCTCTTCCTCGTCCCGTGCGCGCCGGCGTGAACGTCCACCGTTGCCACGTGACTCGGCAGCTGCTGTGCGAG